ACTCAGCGTTCTCAGGCTGAGGCTCAGCGGGCTGCCCGTATTGCCGGCCTTCGGTCGCGTCAGTACAAGAGTCAGAAGGGTCTTGAGGATCTTGACATCCGGCTGTTTCAGTACGAAGCAGTCAACGAAAGGTACCAGGCTAGGCTTCTTCGCATCACTGATCGTATGGCACAAGCCAAAGAAGCTGAAGACATCAACGGATACGTCCGTGCTTCAGATGAGTTCAAGCGTGTGCTTTATGAATACAAAGCTCTTGCCGCTAAGATTCAGAATGATCAGGCCCAGATCGGTCGTGCGTTGAATGCCATGAAGGCGCTCACCTTGACGAAGCGGAACATCGCTGACACCCTCGGACTCATGGGCGGTAACAAAGCGGACGCTGACGCCTTTGCTGCATTGGACGATCCCGCTACTCTGGACGCTCTGGCTAAGATGATGAGCGCACAGATTCAGGCAGGCAACACTCTCGGTGCTGCTAAGTTGGCGGAAAAGGTAGGTAAGCCTTACTGGTGGCAGTATGGTTTGTCGTATCTTCACCTGTCCATGCTGTCTGGTCTTGGTACTCACGCTGTTAACGCATACGACGCAGTCAACGTCCTCGGTCGTAAGCTCGAAGAACGTATGGTCGGTGCGGCTGTTGGCTCTGCTCGTCGTGCCTTCGGGGCTAAGGACACTATGTCTGCGATGGAGGGGCTTGGGTTCACCTATGGTGTTCTCCGTGCTCTAGTGGATGCTGACACGTACAAAAACGCTTACCGTGCATTCAAAGAGGGTTACGAGTTTCAGCCGTTTGATGCTCGCATCGAGCGACAGGATGCCCGTATCCCGTACTTGAGTAAGATCAACGATGCTCTCTACGCATCGGATATGTTCTGGCGGTCGTTCCACATGTCCGCTAACATGTACTCTCTCGGTCTTCGTAAAGCGTACAAGGACGGCTTCCGCGGCAAAGAATTGTTTGAAGAAACCTACGCTAACGTAGTCAATGCAGACAAGGAATTGTTCGACGAAGCCAAGCGACATGCTGACGAGGCTCTGTTGGTGGACACCCCGTCTTCCTTTACTAGTTGGGTAGAGGCCGGCAAAAACATTAAGCCTAACATGACTGCAGGTCAGCAGGCTCGTGCGTTCACTCTTAACCTTGTGTTCCCGTTCCTCCGTGTCTCGGATCGTCTGATCTTCCAGGCCTTGAAGCGGGTACCGTTGGTCGCTTTTGTTGACCATAATACTCGGCGTGAGTGGGGCATGGGCGGTGCTGCTAGGGATGCGGTTATCGCTCGTCAGTTGATGGGAGGTGCTCTTATCTCGTACTACTGGATGATGGCCGACCCTGAGAATCGGGATCAAGAAGGCTACATTGAGGGGTACGGACCGGAAGACTACGAAGAGCGGATGGGTCTCGAAGCTACGGGCTATCGTCCGGAGACAGTAGTAGAAGAAGATCAGGTTATGCGTAACGCTAATCAGGTTAACGTCACTGCCAATCCGTTCAATACCCGCAACAACGTAGCAGTTCTTGTTGCGTCTATCCGGCAGCAATGGGAGCAGTCTAAAAAGACTGATAAAGATGCTAACGAAGCGGCTCTTCTCATGGCTTCCGCTATGCGGGCCAGCGGTACGTTCCTCCTGAAGCAGGGCTACGCCGGTAATGTTCTACCCTACGCGGAAGCTCTTGAGGCAGGTCCTCAGCAGGAAGGCGTTGTGGCTAATCTTGTTGGAGACCTAGGCTCTCGTGCGGTTCCGGCGGCTGTTCGCCAGTTTAATCAGATGTACTTTGATCCGATTAAACGGGACACCACTGGTGATAAGTCTGTAAGTGATCGTATCCTTGGCCGTGTGCAGTCTGGTATTCCTGGGCTGAGTGACCTGATGCCTGCTAACCTTACCGCCCTTGGGGAGGAGCAGGACCAAGGCAGAACTCTTCTTCGTCTCGGAGACGGGACAGAGATAAAGCAAGGTGATCCTTACACGGAGCTTAGAAGGCTCGAACGTGAAACAGAAAAGCCATTGCTTACAGAGTTTAGCGGAACGTTTACTTATGAAGGTGAAAGCATCAAGCTTACCGCCCATGAGAAAAACAAGTGGCAGGCTATCCAAGGCCAGTACCTCCGTGATGTGATGCTTGAGTGGGTCACGTCAGAAGACTGGAAACAAATGTCTGATGAAGAGAAAATAGACGTAGTAAAGGACATTAAAAAAGAAGCGTATGAAGACGCTAAAGAACAACTCCTTGATGAAATCCTGACTGCAAGAGGAAAGTAAGATGAGCGACCAAGAGCAGAGGCTCAGGTTGTTGGTCGAACAGTTTACTCGAGAAGTTATGGAGGTCCTTAGTGGCCTCCAGACTTCTTCTGCTGAAATTGTTGTGACTGCACCTAGGCCGACTAAACAAGAAGAAAATAAACTAAACCTTAAGGCGTTCTTTGATCATATCCGTAAGCCGCTATTTAATAGACTTACCGCTAAACAGGTCAGTGGTCATGAGGACATTCTCAAGGAGTTGAAGCGACGTAACGTACCACTAAGCCACGCAGCTTACGTGCTTGCCACTGCTTATCACGAAACAGCAAAGCGTATGCAGCCGGTTCGCGAAGGGCTCAATGCAAGTGATGCTTGGCGTAAGCGTAACCTTAGATACTATCCTTGGTATGGTCGTGGTCATGTACAGCTTACGTGGAGAGAGAACTACGTACGAGCAGACAGGGAACTGGGACTTGGTGGTGCTTTGGTTGCTAACGCCGACCTTGCACTGGAGCCAGAAGTGTCTGTGCAAGTCCTGGTTGTTGGCTCTGTTGAAGGATGGTTGTTCTCGGGCGATAAGAAGGGACGGCACACCCTAGCACGGCACATCAAGACGGGCACCCGCGCTGAATATAGGCAGGCTCGTCGGATCATCAACATCATGGACAAAGCAGACCTTATCGCTGGTCATGCCCTTGTCTATAAAGAAGCACTACAAAAAGCAGGATACTGATAATGGGTCTCGGCGGAATTTTTAAAGAGCTTATCAGTCCTATCACCGGTATCGTAGAAGAATTGGTAGTGGACAAGGACAAGCGTAATGAAATCAAGCTTAAGATTGAGGAGCTGGCAGATAAAGCAGATGAACGCTATCACGAAGAACTTATCGCTCAGACTGAAATCAACAAGGTCGAAGCTCAACATGCTTCTGTCTTTGTTGCCGGATGGCGACCGTTTATTGGGTGGACCTCGGGTGTAGGCATTGCCTATACGTTTGTTGCGGCACCTTTCATTGAGTTCGTAGCAAGGGCGGCGGGGTACACCCAGAAAATGCCTGTGCCGGATTCGTCTCAGCTTATGGCTCTCGTCACGGCTATGTTGGGCGTGGGTGCTATGCGCTCTTATGATAAGATGAAAGGAACTGCTCCGTTGCCTAAGGACACGGGGGCTAAGAAGTGACCTTTCATTATTCGGATTTGACATCAGCAGAAAAGCACGTTCTTGACGTTCTATCTGTAGCAACTGTGGTGGGTTCCTTGGCTGACTTTCTTCCTCACGTAGCTGCTATGTTCACGATTGTATGGACTGGCATTAGAATCTGGGAGACACCGACGGTCCAAGGATGGTTCGGCAAATCTCCTCCTGAAAATTAATACTAAAAAGGGGCCAGGAAATTAATCCTGAGCCCCTTTCTTTGTGCCCGCTTACAGGGCGATAGTAAAGATGATCGTCGTTACCAGCACTGCTGCGAGTGCTACGTGCCATCGGTCAATGGTGAACGTTACTACGTCCTCCGTTGCCTCAGCCTTGATGTCTTCAACAATTGCTTCAATCTTCTTCTTAACCATCATGGTTCTCCTTGCTGATAATGTCTACAACCTCGCACTGGCCTCCGCTACAAGCAAAGGTCTGGCTTCCAGAGGTGTTGTCTTCTTGTTCGTAGAATCGAAGATCATCCCAGTTAATAGTCACTGGAGGATGCTTCTCGATCCACTGTTCGTACTCTTCCTTGGTTACTTCCGTGTACGGAGCTTGTTTGTAAGTCCCGCCATCATGAGGTAGAAATGCAACTCCGCTGAGAGTATCGAAGTTTTTATACACCCACGCAGCGACTTCAAGCCATTCATCCTCCTTGACATTGATTGTAGCGCTGGGCTTGTGTTCACACCAGTTGTCTTGGAGAGTCTTCCAAAGTTCGAGAGCCTCGATAGCAGATTGTTTGTCACGAGTAACACTCCCTTCTGGTGACTTGATCGGGAAGTAGAATACAGTAGTGGTATCCCCCTTCATCACACAAGGTTCTGAATAAACTCCTTGATCCTTGAGAAACTGTGTGATAGGGTCCTTGTTGTCCGCTCGAACAGTTCGCAAATAGTAATCACTGTGACGAGCGTGAAGACCACTAGCACTATTAACAAGTTGACTGACAGTACCGCTAGGCTTAACACAGGTAATAGCAGCAGACTGGTTAATTCCCAGTCGATCAGCCCACTCCTTATTCGTTTCCACAGCGACATTTCGGAGTTGTTCGAGGACTCCGGCGTCAGCCAGAAGTTTAATATTGTCGCAAATTCCGGTAAACGAAACACCGAGAAGACGCTCTTCTTCACACTGGTCACGCCACTTCTTCCTTAGGTACTTGAAGTCAGTGAAAGTGGACTGGATGGTACCAAGGATAGTTGCAATTCGTACCTTTCTTTTAAGAGTTTCGACCGTGTCTTCTGCCCGAACGATGACTTCGGAAAGATTACAGAACTGAAACGGCCTTAGAATAATTTCCGCCTCACACAACAAGTATCAAAGACCTTCTTGTCGTGCGCTGGACTGTCGCTTATCAAATGTGTGACCAATACATTTGATCCTCCTCGCTCAGTCTCTCACGCTGCACAGATTTCTCTTGCTTGCGCCCTGTCGGCATGTCTTTGCCTTCCAAGTCAATCAGAGGAGGTTTAACCTTGCCCTGTTAATTAGTCAAGCAAGGGTTCGTACCGAAATCAAAGTCAGGATTACGTCGTCCATTTCTAGCAGCAATAGCTTGGCAGGCGTATCGGCTGAAGAAGCCGGGTTCTCCTGATTTACTGTCATAAAGTTCTTGCCACTTCTCCATAAAGAAGCCCATGTCAGGGCGTCGGTTCTCGTACACTGCGCTGTTGTTAGCCAGTGCTCGTTGAGGGTTATCGTTCCACCAAGCACCGAACTTACTCTTACTCATTCTACCGTCAGTGCAGTCGAACAAGCTAATCATTGCCGAACGTCGGACGCCTCCCACCACCACAATGTCTGCGACTTTGCAGAGGAGGTCGTGGCACTCTACGCTGGTGAGGCGTCTTCCAGCGGCTCGTTGAAAAAGTACCGTTGTAAACTCAAATAGATCAACGAGGGGAGCCGGTCCGCTGGCACGTCCGCCAAAGATCTTAAGGCGCTCTCCGGCAGGACGCACACCGGAAACGTCCCACTTGGGGATTTGACCTGCAATGAGTAGGGATACGAGTTCGCGGAAGGCTTTTGCCCACCCCTCTTTACTATCTGCAACTCGAATAACAGTATCGGTGTGTTCGAACTGTTCAGAGATTCGAGGAAGTTGTTCGATGTACTTACTTTCGACACTAAAGCCTACTCCTGTACCACAAAGAAGGATGTACATGGCTTCATCGAAGCTACGAGGACTATCGACCGGAAGATATGCGCAATTGTAAGCAGGTACATGACAGCGATCAAGGGCAGGGCCTGCGGTCATGAGGGCTCGCATTGACGGCATCACTTCAAGGTTGTAGATCGCGTCGTAGATATCACTCAGATCGTAGCTAGAGTTTTCTGAATGCATATAATTACTGTTAAGCTTAGTCATTTGAAGGGTATAATAATCCACCAGACGCTTAACAGTCTCGTCCCAGTTTTCTCGGCGGCCCTCCTTCTCAAGCCACCGAGCATAACGACTCTTGTAAATGAACTCCTCAAAGGAGGACGGAAAAGGATTAAAATTATTTGTGTTCGTCAACGGTGTTTCCCTACTGCTGCTGAAAGCGCAGAAACAAACTGCGCCCAAAAGTTTACGTCTGCGAGAAGAGTCCTAACCAACTCCTTCTCATGCTCATCATCAAGTTCAATGGTAATGTCTCGGCTATCGCCATAGGCGACAACAAGGCTCAGTCCATCAAAGAACAGAGCGGCCTCGTTCAGTTCGTAGTCGTCACTCATTAGTTAAACCTTTCGGGGTTTTCTTTCTTGAACGCTTCAGGGATGGGCAATTGCTGAAGGGGCCAGCTAAGCATAGCCGGAGCCCCTTCCAGAATGTAGTCATCAGACTTGATCAGAACCTTCGTAGCTACGACAAGTTCAGCATCGTCCTTCAACAAGGCAGTGCCGACCTCAATTCTCTCGTCCGCCAAGATGGAACCAATAAGGATCAAAACTTCCTTGGGCTCCATCTTCGATACATTCTTCTGTAGCTTTTCGAGGTTCATCCGTGAGTCGCCCTCCTTTCTGTTCTAGTTCTATGAGGATTTCAATGTTGTGAATAGCCTTACGTAAGTCTTCGATACCGCCCTTGTCTTTGTAGCGCGTGGTATATTTGATTGCGTTGGCTTGGCAGTAGTTGAGGTTGTTAAGCATAGCGTACTCAACAGGCTGAATAGCGTACTTCTTATAGTGAGAACCTGCCACCTGTTTGTCTAGTGCTGACCCTGTGTCATGCGCCATAGTCCATAAACTCCACTACTTCGTCTAGGTTGTCTTCAATCCTGTCTCGGAGAAATTCGACAAGATCCGGGAAGAGTTCGTCGTCCTCTTCCATGATCAGGTCAACTAGCTCCGTGGGCGTAAAGTAATCAACGATACGCTCTTTAAGGTGTTCGTCCATTATTTAATCTTTTGCCTTGTACCTTCAAACCAAGTCCCGCAATTGCTGCATTGGTTACGTTGAATACGGAAGTACCGAGTGAATCGGAACCCTCGCTTGTGGGTGTGCTTGCTTTCACAATTAGGGCAAGCATCGCCAGACC